TGTGTTGAGTGTAATTAATTATAAATTCCCTTAAATATGAGTTGGTGTTTAATTCCAAAAAAAGCTGATGAGTTTAAAGCGATGCTCAAAAGCGGTAAGATAAATCCAGCTAAATTGGCTGATATGAAATTATACAAAATATAAACGAAATAAATGCCTCAAAAAATAAAATGCTCTAAATGCGGTATGTGGGTATTCAGACTAAACAAAGGAGGCTGTTACCACTGTAACAAGCCCCCATACCAAAAGACCCAACCTAAAGTAAAGGCTATAACTTACGCGGAACGCAAAGAAAAAGCCCTAAAGGATTGGGGATATAATGAATATTCTAAAGATTATAAATATTAAATGTATATGAAAAAGTATAAAATAATATATGCAGACCCTCCTTGGAGTTACAAGACTTTCTCCAACAAGAATGTCTGCCCTTATCCAGTAATGGAAAATGAAGACATCTACAATCTGAATGTGGAGTTACTTGGGGATAAAGATTGTGTCTTATTTTTATGGGTAACTTTCCCAAAACTGTTAGAGGGTATAAGAACAATAAGTGAATGGGGTTTTACTTACAAGTCTATGGCGTTTACTTGGGTTAAGAAAAATAAAAAAGCGGACAGTTGGTTTTGGGGTATGGGCTATTGGACAAGACAAAACACAGAGGTTTGTTTGTTGGCTACTAAGGGAAAACCAAAGAGAGTGTCGATGGGTGTCCACTGTATAGTGGATGATAAAATTATGGAGCATAGTAAAAAACCAGACGAAGTTAGAAAGAGGATTGTGGAGCTTATGGGTGATGTACCACGAATAGAGTTGTTTGCCAGACAGAAAATACTAGGTTGGGATACTTGGGGTAATGAAGTAGAAAGCGATATAAAATTATAAATATTAAACGTAAAGGTATGGAGAAAACAATAACAAATGAGTGTCATTTTTGTAAACATAAAAGAGAAGTGCCTGGCAACTCTCACATAAGATGTAGTAAACCAGACAAAAATATGATAGGGAATCCTCACGGTATAGCTAATTATTGGTTTATGTATCCTATTCTTTTTGACCCAGTATGGAAAGAAAAGAAATGCGATAATTTTGAAGAAAAATCATAATGCAAAACCTTAAAAGAGAAATAATAAGAAATTGCGATAAAAAGATATTGGCGATCGTCTATAGAGAAATAACCGAATCGCGTTTTCCGCCTAGATATTGTTTTGCTGAAACTGCTTTATGCTTTTTTAAAAAGACCGGAATCAGATATAGTTGGAAAAAGGTAGAAAGGTTGCTTCGGGGTAAAAGTGCTAAGACGACGAGTTTTCCACTTAAAAGCACCTTGACAAAAGAATAAAATTGACCTATTATAAAGATAGTTTCCTACAAGAAACTGCTGTGGAAGTGCTAGAATTGTCGGCTCCGGCTGACGATACCAAGGGAGGCTTCGGTCTCCTTCTAGCACAACCCCGAATATACAGGCTTAACGATTCGAATACGATTGATTCAGTTAGGGAAAGGGGGAAACAATCCTTCGGGTACAAAAACCCCCTTGCAAGCAAAGAATTTATATAACAATTTAGTATTGGATTACGGATTATCTTATGATAGCCGCGTTCTTTTATCTTCCATCTAGGGAGTTCTAATGGGGATTAGATTTAATTGGCGAAATGCGGATAGAATTGGACTCTATGATTCTATTCGTAATTTAGTACTAAACTTTGCCTAAGAAGTTAATATATGCAAAAGCACTACCAACGAATTAAATTTTGACAGGGTAGTGTTTTTTTTGTTTTCTTAAAGTTGGTTGGCCGACCGACACAATTCTCCTCCTAGCTGAGTGCTTGAGGTAACAAACTTCAAGCGCCAGCTTTAAGAAAATAAAACAAAAGGTAAATGAATTTAAAAACAATTAGGGAAGAGATAGGCAAAAGGGTAGATGAAAACGGAAAATTGGATAGGTTCGCGGTAGAGATTCTTTGTTGCAATGTGTATGATGATGCGCTAGATACGTTTTTAGCTAAGACAAAGGAGAAAATAAAGGTATTGGAGGACCTCTCGATCCGTCCTGCGACCGCACAAGACCTTGATAATCAACAAAAAGGCCCCGGAAAGTCTAAAAGTGCGCTAACTCAAAAAATATATGAGTTGGAAGAAAAGGACGCTATCATAATTGATAAATCTAGTTATCACGGCAAATCACCGTTTAGCACTTATATTTATAATTGCTGTAGAGGCTTTTGCAAATTAAGTATTCGGACCGGAGAAGGAGACACCTGGGTAATTACCAAGATAGAAAGTTATGAGCAAAATAATAATAAAAAAGATTAAACCCCTGGCTGAGAAGAATAAAGAAAAGAAAGTAGAAAAATTTACAGCCCAGGGGAGTAAAGATAAATTGAATCTTGCACAGAAAGCTTTTTGCGAATTTTTTTCAGACGGGGACAAAGAGTTTTTTGGAAACGGAGTCCAGAGTTATATCGAAGTTTATAACCCAGACAAAGACAACAAAAATTGGTATAAAACATCGTGTGCTAGTGCTTCAAGATTGTTAAGTAAAGACAATGTTTGCGAATATATAAATAAACTACTCGATGCAAAAGGATACAATGATGAGAATATTCAGAAACAGCACTTGTTTTGTATAAATCAGTTTAGTGAATTGGGAGTTAAAATGAAGGCTATTGCGGAATATAATAAAGTAACTGGCAAATATTCAGATGATAAGTTGAACGATTCTTTGCGAGAAATTATGAAGAAGGATATTGAAGAGCGGAATAAATTGAAAGCGAAGAAGTATGATAATAACACTAAATGATTTTAGGGAGGAGATTGAGGATAAGCTATTTGTTGAAACTAAAGACGGTGATGTAGTTCCCTTTTTTTTAAATAACATACAAGACAGTTTTGTTAATTCGATTCTTGCTTTTTTAAAAAACAACAAAGACAAACCACTCCGGGTTATTATTTTGAAGGGCAGACAATTCGGGTTTAGCACTTTTATTTTGGCTTGGTTCTTTATTAAGTGCATCTTGATTAAGAATACAAGGGCCGCGGTTATATCCCACGAGGGAGAAGCCACTAAGAAATTGTTTAGGCGGGTTAGATTCTTTGCTAAGACAATGCTGATCAAGCCGACACTGGATAAAGAAAGTGAGAAAGAGTTTAGCTTTCCGGGAACAAACAGCTATTTTTATGTTGGTACAGCTGGTTCTAAAACTTTCGGGCGTGGTGATAATTTAACAGATGTACATTGTTCCGAAGTAGCCTTTTGGGAAAGCCCAGGTGTGGTTATGAACGGTTTATTGCAATCAGTAGGCAAGACCGGCAATGTTATTATAGAAACAACGGCCAATGGTGTTGGTAATTACTTTTATAAGTTATGGCAAAAAAGTTATAGAAACGCTAAATCAGCTTGGTTGGCGATATTCTTTAAATGGACTAGATTCAAAGAATACGAAATGGAAGTGCCAAAAGATTTTGAGCGAACAACCGAAGAGCAATCAATATGCGCGGCACATAAAGATATGACCGATAGAAAATTGATGTGGAGACGGTGGAAAGTATCAGAAACAGAAGCGGACGAAGGATTCAATCCCGAACAGATATTTATGCAAGAATATCCATTGACTCCGCAAGAAGCGTTTATTCATTCAGGTCGAGCAATCTTTAATATAGGTTCTTTAGAGTCATATAAGCTTAAAGAGCCAATTGATGTCAGGAGCGCTGAGGGCCTTGTAGGTGAGATTTATAGGTATAAAGAGCCTTCGGGCTATTCTGTAGCTGGAATTGACGTCTCAGAAGGCTTGGAGAACAACGATAGACACGTTCTTGATATATACGACGAGACTTTAGAGCAAGTTTTGCACTTAGCTTGTTGGGGCGATATAGATGATTTTGCCTATTGGTGTATCAAAATAATGAATCAGTATAATGCTTACTGTGTTCCGGAAGTGAATGGCCCTGGCATAAAGTTTATGGGGCATCTGAAAGAAGGGGTTTATAAGGACGGCATTGTGAGAATAGCTAAATATCCAATTCAAAGAATATATAAACGAGAGGAATTTGACAAACAATATAAAGAAAAGAAGGAAGTTCCGGGGTGGCGGACTACTACAGTAACAAGAAATATCCTGATACCTACGCTGGCGCAATACGTTAGAGAGCAAGCTATAAAGATAAACCAACCAGAGACTATTGACGAAATGATGAGTTTTGTTAAGAGTAAGTCAGGTAAGGCCGAGGCAATTCAGGGGGCCAATGACGATAGAGTGTTTGGATCAGGCTTAGCATTAATAGGATATATTGATAGACCACCGAAAGTTAGTTTGTTAACTCCAGAAGCTAAACAAAAGATTATTATTGATAAGGCCAATAAAGAATGGGCCAATAAAAAGCGGCTAAAGATTAAAAAGCGTAAAGCACTGAAAAAAAGATTATATAAATAGCAATATGAGAAAAGGACCAAACATAAAAAAAGAGAAAGAGAAAAAGTCAGAGTATAAATTGACCAAAGACGAAATCAAAATACGCAAAGAGCGTAGAGCCCGGTTTAAAATTATGCTTGATAAGAAGAAAAAGCTTGGCATTAATGATAAATGCGCAAGAATGGACGCGCTTTTTACTCCCAGCTTGATAGATATTGAGGACCCGAACTTGAGTGAATCAAAGTTTAACGAGACTTTTAGCGGTGATGATGCAATCTTTTCAGGTGAGGGCCGCAAGTCTAAGCCAATGGCTTTTGAAAAGATAACCACGGCTGTAGCCTTGTTGGTTAAAGAGAATCCGAAAGTCCTGGTTAAAGCCTTTAATAAAGCTTCTCAAGAATTGAACTTATTGCAAGAGAATGTGTATTATGAGAATTTTGCGACAATGCGTAAGATTCGAGTATTGCGCAAATATGTTTATCATCTTTCTAAATATGGATTGGGATATTGGCGTGAATATATTAAACAAACCTACAAGAAGGAACACGACACAGACGCGAAAGGTGTAGTAACGACAAAGTGGGTTTATGATGTTTATGATGAAGTGGCCGAGAATATTGACCCGCGTAATATTGTTATTGATGATGGTTGTATAAGTATCAAGGACGTAAACAAGCCAGCTAATGACTTGTTTCTTTTTGAGTTTTTGTCTAAAGAGGATTTTGAGTATAAATATCCGACAAAGAAATATGAGAAGGCTAAATATGTAAAAGAGGGTCAGCAGTGGTTAATAGACCCAGAACTTGAAAAAGTTGAAGCAGACATAGACGAAGGCAAGAAAAAGATAATGGTATTAGTCTATGAAAATAAGGGCGAAGGGCTAAAAGAAACGTGGGTAAATCAAATACCAATGGAATCCGTACCATTACCGGGCGGAGATTTGAGCGTCCAAGGTGAAAAATGGGTAGAAAATCTTGACGACTATGACGGTATTGGTATTGGCCAGATTTTAGAGATATATCAACCAATAGTTGATGATATTATAACTTCTAGTTTAGAGCGTTTAAGACAGATTGTTAGGCCTAATGAGGACCATTTTAATGGTGTAACTAATGCAGATGAAGCGGATGACGTTTCTTATGGTTCGGGATCACAAAGGAAATGGACCGGCAGTCCTAAAGATATTGTTTATAATTCTCCTCCAGCACGGTCCGCCAACGAACAAGCAGAAGAAGCAGACCTAGATGAGGAAATAGACCGCGCCACTATGATTCCACGGAACTTGGCCGGTACTGATGATGCTAAAACAGCCTATCAATCAGCCCAAAACAGAGAATCAGCCCTGAATAAACTATCTATTCCACTTGATGCTATTAAATATACACTAGAAGATGCTTGTAATTTAAGCTTAAAACTATTCGCAATTTTGTATTCAGTACCACTGGAAACCAAAATATTAAGTCCAGGTGATGATGAGTTTGACGAAGCAATGGCTATTATAAAGCTAGAACCAACTGGAGAGCGGGCAGTTATAATGAAAAATGATGAGAAAACTGGCGAACCCTCGAAGGTCGCTAGACGGAGATTCAGAGAAATGGAGCTGCCTATCGCCAAGGAACAGGACGAAGAAAATAATAGCCCAACTGGGAGAATGGTAGAATCAGACGAAAAGAAGTTTTGGGAACTTATTCCTAAGACTTTTAATTGGCGGGGAAGGTTTGAGATAATTGCTGAATCTTTCTTACCGGTGTCAAAAGCCCTGGAAGATGAACAAATAAAAGAAACTATCGACTTCTTGATGCAAATTCCGACAACTGATGAGATGGGGAACCCAGTATTAAAAGACGCCAATGGTATGCCATATACTATTGATAGGGTTAAACTGGCCAAGGAGCGCGCCAAAATAGGCCGACACTTTGATTCTGATAAGATTATAGTGCCATTGAAAAAGGAAGCGCAGGTAGCGGGAGACACTGGCAATCCATTAAAAGGAGAAGATAAAATAAGCTTGGGTGAAGCCACTGGCAATAAACGGCCCGAGGTCAATGCTAATTCAGCCATTAATAGGAATTAAATAAAAACTATGGGGAGTATTAAAAAAATAAAAGACGCCATTTCCGGGGCTGGCGAAACATTGAGTAACTGGGGTTATGTGGTTAAATCTAATGAGCTAAGAAAAAAGAAACGCAAAGAACTTATAGATAAAACTACAAATAAACGGTTTAAACAGACCTACGGAACAGCAGAGGCTAATAAGGCCAATGAAAGTGACGTGTTATTTAATCGAGCGGCCTATAAAAAAAAGAAAATGCGCAAAGAACAAGACAATAAATACGGATATTTAAAGTAGAATTATGAAAAACATTAAAATGGATCCGGAGTCTATTGCCAAAGAAATGGGCGTTAAGCTCCCTAAAAAGAAAAAAGACACCTCGCTTGACGTGGTTTTGCGTGAAGAAGAGGAAGATGATGAGTAATTATTATTAATATAAGACTATGTCTACTGAGAAAACCCCTGCTGCTAAAAAGCCAGTAGAGAAAAAAGAGGAAAAGGGCAAAGAGGAAAATAATCCTTTTGCAAAGTTTATTGGTAAAAAGACCAATGACGGTCAAATTATTCTCGCAGTCAATGTTAAGACTATTAAACGCGTGAATCAAGAGCCAAAGGAAATGGCTGAAATTGTTTTCCAGGGTGGCCGGAATGTTGTTGAGTTAAGTGCTGTCGGTCTTTATGTGAAGAAAGACAAGAAGAAAGCTAAAAGGAAAGCTAAAAATGCCAAAAAGTAAAAAATTGCAATATCAGGCGTTGGCTAGTTTCTCGAAAGAACCAGTTTGGAATAATACTCTCAAGCCTAGACTAGAGAGTATGAAGGCCGAACTGGCTAAATCAGATTCAATGCTAGATTCTTTCGAGGAAGCCGGCGTGAGGGATATTCAAAGGAGTACAACTAATAAAGTTATTAATGATATTATCCGCTTTATTGAGCGGGCAGAGGAACACATAAAATGATAAAAGTTAAAAAATTGTTGAGAGGAGAAGAAGCAAGAGCCAAAATAAAAGAAGGGATAGACTTAGTGGCCGATTATACAAAAGTAACGCTAGGTCCAAAGGGGAGGAATGTGGCTTTAAATCAATATGGGCCATTACCCACTAGAATTGTAAATGACGGAGTGACTATTGCTAACGAGGTAAAGTCGGAAGATTCGTTCGTGCAGTCCGGTGTAGAAATGGTGCAAGAAATTTGCAAGAAAACTAACTTTAACGCTGGTGACGGTACTACTCAAACGGCATTGTTAGCGCAAGCAATAGTAACCGAAGGCCAAAAAAGACTGTTATCGGGGATAAACCCTGTTGATATAAAAAAGGAATTGGAGAAAGACCTGGAAAGAATATTGAAAAAAGTCGATGAACTTTCAAATACAGTGACAGGTGTTGAGCAGATCAGGAATATTGCCACAATATCTGGTAATAATGATACAGAAATAGGAGACGCCGTGGCCAAAATTATGCAAGAGGTGGGAATGAATGCGTCGATTGTGATTGAGAAAGGTGATGAAGTGGCTATTAAGACAGAAGCAGTTAAAGGAATGTGGTTTGATAAGGGTTATCGGGGCCAAGCTTTTATCAATAATCCTAAAATGACAGCCGAACACAGCAACCCTTTTATATTTTTAATCGACCAAGAGTTAAAATGGGATGATGAAATTGCCGCTTTTTTTAAAAAGGTAGGAGAATCAGAAGGAATGAACAGAGTAGTTGTGATAGCTAATGAAATTGAGGGAGAAGCTTTAAGAAGTTTGGCTTTAACTAATGTTGATAGAGTGAATACTGGTGATGGAATTGCTATTTGTGCAATTGAAGCACCAATGGCCGGGGAAGATAGAAAAGAGATTATGGAAGATATTGCCATTTATACTGGCGCCAAGATAATTTCTAAGGCTAATGGATATGATTTGCAGAAGGTCGACCCGCTAGAGGTGGCCGGGACGTGCGATAAGTTTATGGCAAGTTCTAAAACTACCACAATTATCAAGGGTGGCGGGAAAAACGAGGCTATAGAAAAGCGTATAAGCGAAATAAAAGAGTTGATTGACCAGTTAGGACCTACAGAAAAGACTATTTTAAAGAATCTTGAAAACAGAAAAGACACAATGGAATCAGGTGTAGGAATAATTTATGCCGGCGGATCAACGGAGATTGAAATTAAAGATAGGCAATTAAGACTTGAAGATGCTGTATTAGCTAGTAAGTCAGCAGTGAAAAGCGGATATTGTGAAGGGGGCGGAATGACTTATTTGAGGGCTTCTAAAGTCGCGCAATCAGATATAATGGTAAAGGCTCTACAATCAATTCTAATGCAAATAGCGTCTAATGCGGGTAAGTCAGCGGAATCGGTTTTAGAACATTGTGAGCAGGAAGCAGTAGGCTATAACGCCAACACAGGAGAGTATGGGCTATTGCTAGATGAGGGGATTATAGATGCCACCGCAGTAATCAAAAATTCGCTTAATAATTCTGTTAGTTTGGCCAAAATGTTCTTAACTACAGAAGGGATAATTGCCGAGACTTTAGTAGAAGAAGAGTCTGGAACTGATAAGCTTAAATTCAAATAAATGGATTATAAAAATATATATCCGCGAAGTGGCATTATTGCTGTTAAAGCGGCGGAGGAAGAGAAGTCAGCTTTGAAGAAAGCGGGCCAAAGTGAGTCTAATGCTTATGGAGAAATTATCGCAATCAACCCTAAAAGCAGTTTAGAGATAGGCCAAACCATAGTTTATAACGAATACGAAGGTCAAGAGTTGATGAGATACAAGGCAGTGGACGAAGATGGGATAATTATAATTAAAGAAGAAAACATTTTAGCTATAATTGTATGGGATTAGGATTCAATAGGTTCATAAAGAACCAAAAAAAGGAGAACAAAAAGGCCAAGGAAGAGCAAATGATAAGACTGAATAGTATTATTGCGGAGATTCAATCAGTTTGTTCTAAGCGGGGAGTCAATCATTATGAGCTGATGGATATTTTACACAGTATGCGAGGTGGAGTCAATGAGCAAATTGCGATAATATTGAAAAAAAACAGCTTAAAAATTAATGAGTACCGCGGTCTATTGTCTAAAAATAACATAAAATTTGAAAAAGATGATAGGGAACAATCAAAATAAGATAGGAGACAACAAAATAAAGAATAAGGTTGGCGGGAACGCCAATGAAAGTCGATTCTTTGTTACGGAGAGAGAACAGCGAAGTCACAAAGTCGTTATAGTGCCGTCCGTAAACACGGACCACGCTATGAAACTAGAGCAAGGTTATAACAAAAAGGCTCGGGAAAAAGATGTAGTTAGAATCACAGTCAAAAATAAAACGATTATTGTTACCAGAGAGGAACTGGAACAAGGCATTGCAACCCTAGCGCAAGGTTACGAAGCCATTAAATATCAAGCGCCAAGAATAAAATAAATGGTTATTACAAAGTTAAAAGAGGTGGAGAAAATTGCTAATAAATACTTTAAATGTATTGTTAGGCCGATTGATGAGATTCACGCCAAGGGCTACAAGGGCGTTAAATTGATTGTTGGCACTAAACAAAACCCGGCTTATGATCCGTCCATTAATCCTGATGCCCCTGATTTAGCTATAGAATATAAGCAGAATCCTGCGTTATTGGCCAACAAGATGAATCCAGAGGCTCCGGATATTCGGATACTTTGGCTACCGCCAGGAACTACAGACACAGAATTAGTAGAATTTTGTGTTAGGATACAGGCATCTTTAAAAGCTAAAAAGCCCATTATTATGAAAGACCCGACAATGACTAAGATAGAAACAGAGTCGGACGCTGATTTAGCGGCTAAAGTGGCCAATGGAGAAAAGGACGATTCTAGGTATGAAGAGTGGGACGACGGTTATACGGAAGAAGGGCAAGACGGTCCAGCAGTGCCTACAGATGATAGTACTCCATTGCATAATACTAAACACGAAGAAGTGTTTGCAGATAGAAAACCTACCAATGGAAACGAAAATGCTGAAATTTTGGAAGCTATTTCCCTTTTAGTGAAGAATATGGAGACCATATCGAACGACGTTAATTCGATTAACGATAGTCTTATCCATTCAGAAGAAAGGATTGATTCTTTAGAGAAGAAAGACGGGAAGGAAGTTAAGACTAAGCCAAAAACTAAACCAGCAAAACAGAAATAAAAGATATAAAAATTTAAAAACTCCTGCAATTTGATACCGTTAGCTAGGGTATTGAGTTTCCCGCAGGAGTCTCAGTACCCTGCGGCGGACTCAAAAGGTCCGTCGCTTTAATTAAAATAATTCTATTACAAAAATGGGTTTAAAAGATTTAGCCTTCGGTGGTTCAGTAAAAAGCAAAACCGCTGATATTTCTGGGGAGAAAATAGACACAAACGCAAACAACGAAGAGGAGCAGGAAACACAGGACAAGGTTGAAGATGCAATGGAAAGTGATACTAATATATCAAACGATGATATAGACGCTGACACATCCAGCGAAGATTCTGATGATGATTCAGAAGAAGAAGAGGACGAAGATTCCGAGGACGAAGAGTCCGAAGATGACGACGAATCCGAATCTGATGATGATTCTGATGATGAAGAATCTGATTCCGACGATAAGCCGGCAGAAGATGAGGCGGTTGAAAAACCAGCCGAAGAAACTCAAAAAGTGGTGAGCGAACAGGAGATCAGTTCGCAATTGCTAGCAATTGAAAAAAACGAAGGCTTAACAGATGAAGCACGGGAAGAGCAGGTTATGTCTAAGTTTATTGAATTGAATAGTGATATTATACCAGAGAGTGCAAGGGTAAACTTTCAAAAGTTTATCGACAGTGGACGCAATAATGCCTTTCTTATGGCTGACGATTCGCTGTATAAATTAGTTATGGCAGTTCGTGATTATAAAGACGATTTGCCACTATCAGAACGTCTCTCCAAGGCGTCTAAGATTGTTTTTTCGGATAAAATATCCAATAGGGATAAGAATCGCGGGAAAGTAGAAGCAGAAGTAAAGGCCCAAAAGGTCAATAAAGCTGTGGAAAAACCTCGCAAAAGTGTTTCCGGAAAGACTAAGCCCGGTTTGAGTACCGAGCAAAAGGACGTTTTTAGACGAATGGGCGTGCCGTTGAAAAACCATAAAAAATACGGCAAACTATAATTCATCATTAATTTATACTTTATGTCTTTTAAACACATAGGCAATATGGGTGGACAGAATTATAGAGCAGAAGTAGATTTGGCAGCAGTCGCAGTAGTAAAAGATACTCTTTTGTATAACGTGTCTGGTTATGCGTCTAACGCATCTCCCGCAAGCGCTCCTAAAACCCACAATTTAATTGGAATAGTCCAAAATTCTGTGGATAATTCGGGCGGTAGTGCAGGTGATTTATCAGCACTTATCGAAATGAGTCCTTTGGCATTGTACGAAGCTGATTGTGACGACGTTTTGGACGCAACTTTGATTTGGACAAACGTCATTTTAGCAACAGCGGCCACTATTGACGAAGATAACGCAGCCGATACTGATACTGGTATCATTAAAATGAGAGAAATGATTTCTGCTTCTAAAGCTCTTGTTAGCCTAAACTTTGCATCGCCCGCTGACTCATAATAAGTGAGTGGGATTTATTAACCTTTAATTTTATTTTATATGTCTAATTTGTTAGCAAACTTTGCTAAGGCGATTGACCCGGCTGTAAAAACCGTTTTTAACGGTGATTTCAAACGAGCGCCTAAGCAGAGTGATAAAATTTGCTACAAACAAGCAGCTGAGGACTATATCACTGAAATGGCTTCCAATGCTAATTTGACAATGGCTAGACTTAGAACAGAGGAAGGACAGGTAAATTACGAGGATTTCCTGGCATCTGATTCTAAGAATTTGACTCAATACACTTATGATAGAGGTGTCAAAATCTCTAAACGTTTAATGAAGTGGAATAAGTTGGGCCAAATTAAGTCATTAGTAGCAGGGGCCGCGCAGGCGATTGTTCGCAGACGTGAGTTTGATATTACTAAGCTTTTAGAACGTGGACACGGTACAACCTATACGCATAGCGTAGATGGTTCAGCTAAGATTGATTTATCCGGTGGAGATTCAGTCGCTTTGTTTTCCGCTTCCCACGCTTCTACTCGCACTTCTACAGCTTTGAATAACATTGTTTACGACGGTACTACCTATAATATGGACTTGGCAGAAGA